CACAAACTCTTTAAATGTTTTTTTAGTATCATCAGGAAGAATGCAGTCATCAATTACTTGAGGCCTGTACTTTTCCACAAAAAGGAATTCACTTGTCATAATTTAATTTACCCAATTAGGTTTTCTTTCAGGAGTACGAAGGTAGTTGTCTTTCACCCAAGGTTTGGTTGCAACATACCTTTGATATGCGGTAATCGTATCAATAGTATTATTATACTTCAAATCATCTGGCATTGCACGAGCAAAGTCACTGACCATACGATGCATTACAATTGATTTTCCAACTTTTTTGTGAAAGAGTTTTTTTGCTTCAAACAAAGTTTTGGCGCAAGAATGTATTTTTCCGTAGCGAAAATTATATTCTGCAGTAAGAGCAAGTCCGTGAGAGATTCCCCAGGCAAGGTTTTCATAAGATTCACTCAACCAAATAGTACAAGGATGGTTCCTAAAGGCACCTTTTTCAGTTTTATAAGGAGTTCCATCTGCTTTATAGACTTCCCCCCAATTATGATACCAATTAGAGTAAATAATAGAAACCATTTGACACATTTCAAGACTCATCTTGCAAATGTGGCGGTCTGGAAGTTGTTGTGCAGCTAGTTGTGGATGTGAATCCACTGCAAAAATATTCATAATAAAGTAATAATGTTATCAACCAAAAGTACTATCAGGTTCTAGAGCAACCCAATAAGATACATCAATATTTGTATTTTTAAACTGTGCGAGAAGTTTTTGAGAGATCACCACATCATAATTCCCTGGTAGAATTCTAAGATTTTCTACTTTAAAGTTGAAGGTGAATACATCATCAGTCTCTCCTACAACTACAGAAAAATCATTTGAAGTGTCATTCTTCTTATCACGAACAACTAGTTTCACAACACCCGCTTCTCCTACTACGGAAAAATCTGGAAGTTGATACACTGCAGCCGCTTTGAGTAGGCGATCTAGTTCTTTGGTATCTAGAAGAAAGCAGACATCTTGACTAGGAAGATTAATTGACTTATCAGGAGGAGTAATAATCACGCTAGGGTCAGCAAAAAAATACTTGGATCGTGATTTACCCTCACGAATCACAATATAGTTATCGTTCCCAAAGTCAAGTTCAGCATTCTTATGAATAGAAAGACCATTTAGAAATTGATTGAGATCATAGATACCGAAATCTTTAGGAAAATCCTCCTCAATAGTTGCTTCTGCAAGAATATTTTTCATCACACTAATTGTTTTTAGTGTATTGCCTTGCTTGAACAGAAGTGACTGGTTGATTCCAGAAAAGTTTTTGAGAATAGAAATAGTATTGTCAGATAGTTTCATAATAATTAATCAGCGTGTGAATTCAGTAAGTCCATTATCTTTACGAGTATAATGCCCGTCAAAGTGGAGAAGTAGCATAGCATAGTGAATGACCTTCATCAAGTCACGCTTATTGCGTCCATCCTTGTCTCCATAACGAGAACCATATTTGAGGATGTTTGCCTGACAGAAACCTGCTGCCAGTTTCTTTGCTGCCATCAGATCAATAGTCTGAATATCAGCATAACCATCACTATCGCCACAATAATGTCCGTGATAGGTGCTGGTCACATAATCCTGAATTTCTTTCAAAATTTTATCTTCGTTATATTTCCAAAGATGATTTGTTTTATCAGTCATAGTAAAAGAAGTTTTTGTAAGGTCAAAGTACCCACTATGTTCGTTAATAGACATAGCGGATTCAACTATATTTGGCATTGGTCTCCAGTCGTTGTCTATTTTAATTTGATCATCCATAATGAGGGGAAGGTCATAGTTTTACCTACCCCTCATTATATCAGAATTGCGGGATGTTGTCAAGATCATCAGTCCAATGAACTTCAATAGGCATTACAAAGTCGGCATCAATCTTATCATACAGTTCCAAGAAGGCAGTCTTGGTCTCATCATCAAATCGGTTTACACATACTTGAATCGCTTTTGCTTTATCACCAAAGATACTGTAAGCACGAATGATATGAACTAGACGACGAGTGCTGATGATTTCATCAATTCCACCATCGTAGAATGTCTTACGAATAATATCACCCCAATCAGCAAGCCTCTTACAGAAATCAGAATCTTTCACATTCAGTTGAGATGCAACACCTTCAAGGATCTTAACTTCAATAGAAGTGGAAGGATACTGTTGCTCAAAAGTCACTGGGAAACGTTCTAGAAAAGCCTCATTCAAAATATTAGTACCGATGAATCTACCATCCTCACTACCCTTACCCTTAGTGTTAGCAGTTGCAATCACATTAAACCCAACGGCAGGTTTCGCAAAACGACCAATCTTTTTCAGGAAGACACCTTTACCTTCTAGAACTGACTGAAGACAGAGGATTTTATTAGATGCAAGATCAATCTCATCGAGAAGTAGGATTGCGCCACGTTCAAGTGCTTCAATGACGGGTCCATTGTGCCACACTGTTTCGCCATTAACAAGGCGAAAACCCCCAATAAGATCATCTTCATCAGTTTCTACTGTAACATTTACACGAATCAATTCACGGTTGAGTTGAGAACACGCTTGTTCAACACTAAGCGTTTTACCATTACCGGAAAGACCCGTAATGAACGTAGGATAAAAAATACGGGATTGAATAATACGTTTAATATCGCTAAAATTGCCAAACTTGACAAATGTATCATCTTTATCTGGAATAAGGTTTTGATGAACCTCAGGTAGAACTGTAATATTAGCGTAAGAACGCTCAATTTGTTCAACTTTTTGTTGAGTCACTTCTAGGTTCCAACGTCCACGATTGGTTTTAAATTGCTCTAGGCGGCGAGTAACTGTGGGATAAGATAGATTTTTAGAAGCACAAAAACCTTTAATATCAGCAGAGGTTAGTTCTAAACCAAAAGTTTCTTTGAGTGCATTGACAATTTGATCGTCAGTCATTTTGGTGCGAGACATGATGAATGTTTTGTTTCAACTGAAGTTATTATATAAGAAAAATGCTGCTCACTACGCACTCAGTGGTCAGTTTACCAACTGGTCTTTCATTTATTGCCCCAATTATCGGCACCAACTTTACGACATTTTACAAGAGCCCCTGAAGCATAGGCCGAAGGCCAAACACGATAACGGGATTTTACTTTTTTATAACAATTATCTTTTTCACCTACTTCCTCTTGAGTTACAATTTTTGCAGATCCTGTTCTATTTGGATTTGGATCTTCCCTGCGTTTTTTCTTTGCTCTCTTTTCTCTTTCATCTTTATCTAGGGATACACGATCATCCGGGTCTCTACAATATGGTTTTGTAGTTTGTCCTGGTTGTTTTGCACAAGGTTTTCCATCGTATTTACCACCAGTCTGAACCCATCCACCACCCTTAAACCAATCCTTAAGAGAATATCCTGGATCTTTTGCAGATTTACCATCAATTTTTTCTGCAATTTGATCAGATATTTGAATGAACTGCTTAAAAGTTTTCATTGTATAAACTTTTTAGGTATTTATCAAGCAATAAGTTCTACAAATTCTCCAAGAATTTTCTTGTTCAGTTTCTTTGTTTTCAAGGATTTTACAAAAGCAGATTTGATTTGAGTTTTAGTTGCGTCATCCAAAACTTCAAACTCACTATTTTGAGACAGAGAATTAGAAGACATACCAAAGTACCCATTATATGCACTATTGGTAATAGTAAAACTCTTATTTTTTTTCCAATCAGACATTACCTTATCGTGTTCATTACCACGATAACCACAATAACGCTTGATGATCTCTCCGGCATCTCGGCCATTCATAATTCGCATACTAATAAAGTTTACATCACAAAACCAATCACGGAGATTTTGAAGAAGAGCATCAGTAAACTGGTAAGATTCATTGCCAATTTTATAAGTTGTTCCTAACTTACGATCACGAATGAAAGTAGTTGAAGGATTGAGTCTACGAGTTCCCATATAAGGTTCGGAATCAACATAACGTTTAATTTCTAAGTGATAATTAAGAACTGGTGCTTCACCATCAGTCAAAACTACACACTGAACTTTTTGAACTTTATTATTTTTTTGAAAATTAGGAATAACTGCATGAAGAGAAATCATACTCTCATTCAGAGGCGTCCCAGAGAACGTTAGACGGGGAGGATTGGAAAACCCAGTATATCCCCTAAGAGATGAAACAACCCGCCACAGGTTCACCATATGCTCTTCCAGAGTCTTTCCGTTTACACTGCTCGTCAGAAGGTTGAGTAGATTAAATCGTTCATCTACATTAAACATTCCAGATTTTTTTTCGTAGTGTGGTTGAGGGTAACTTGGTTTACCATTTTTATCATAAGAAACCTGTGCCCAATCACCAGTGAATGCATAAACTTCAAACGGAATTGATACTTTCTTACAAAACCAAATCAAATTATACAGTTGTTTGATAGTGTCCAACATTACCGACGACATTGATCCACTCCAGTCAAGAATAAAAATCAATCCGTGATTTTTTCCATCAGACAGAGTTGTTACCTTACGAAAAATGTCATCATTAAATTTATAGGTATGGAGTTTAGAGCAATCCAATACTCCGGTGCGAGATGTTGTTGCTCTAGCATAAGAATCTGCTGCCTTTTTGCACTCAAACTCTTTCACTAAATAATTGACTTCTTTTTGAGCAGACTTTTTGAACTTTTGATAACTAGAGTCACATTCTTCAAAAATATTAGGATGAGTAATGTGGGAATATTTTGCCAATTTTTCGTCTTGAAATCTTTGTTCTTCATGGTAAAACTCCTCAATATAAGAATGAATCTCTTTGTTACTTACAATCACTGTTTCCAGATTTAGTAAAGGAATCTCAACATAATTATTTTCATAACCACTTTGATTTACAAGACTCTCAATAGATTTTTGAAGAGAATCCATTGTTTTCACTGTAGGATCTTCTTTCTCTTGTCCAATAGAGGATGCAGTTCCACCTGTTTGTGAAGATGGATTAGTCAAATCTTCTCGCAGAGGAGATTCTTGAGGTTGACTTTCACCAGCGCCATCTTCCTGATCTCCATCATTAAGCATTTCAGTTTGTTGATCGGGTTCTGTACCTTCATCAGAATTGCTTTGTTCGTGAGCGTTAATTTCAGGAAGTTTTGACTCTATATTTTCTTGCTCTTGCTTACAATATTCGTATAGTTTTTTAGCAGCGACGATTGTATCATCAAAAGTTTCGATATTTGCAATTTCATTTACAATTTCTTGTTCGGGTTCATTAAACTCAAGGTCAATAAAATTTCCAACCTTAAAATATAAATTTACGCGGTCAGCAAGATTCATTGTAGGAACATCTTCATCATCAAGAGAAAAGAAATCTTGTTCTTGGAGCTCCTTATATGCACCGTAGAAGGTCTTTGAGAGACCCATATAGCGGCGTTTAACAAGTTTCTCTACACGGGCATCCTCAACGATATTTACGAACTGGTGAGGTACTCCCATAGGGGACATATCCTCATCAGGAGTATAAAGTGCGTGTGATACTTCATGAGCAACAAGCATATCGTAAACTACATTACTTGCCTTCTCCCACATAGGAAGAGTAAGAACCCGAGTGTGAACATTAAAACATGCGGTATCAACTTTCTTATGTTCAACAATCAGATCTTCTGTTGCAAGAAGACGAGCGAGCATTCCTTTAATTTCAAAATTGACTGACATTTGAATTTTGTTGAATTGAATTCATCATACAAAAGAACCTCCCTTTTTGGGGGAGGTACTGTGACGCTTTTTGAACTGGGCGAGTCGTTCTCTCGCTTGTCGGAGTGCTTGAGGTTTCAGTTTTCGCTTCTGATCCTTTTTGGAATGATGAAATCGGTTTGGAACTTGCATCGGTCTTACTGGTTTGAAGTATTTAGAGTATATGTGAAAAATTCTTTCTCTTCTCAACTCTTATGACACTTTCAAATTTGTCCTCCAAGCCACTCTTATGAGAAATTACAAATATATTAGCATCACTAATCACATAACGAATAATTTTCAAAAATTCATCAGTTCCCGAACTATCTAATGAACTATCAAATACTTCATCAAAAATAATAAGATTGCAAGAAACGGAATTTTTTAACTTTGCTACTTCTCTCCAGGCAAACAATAACGCAAGATTTATCCTAGACTTTTCACCCTCACTAAATGAATTATAAGAAAAGTCTTCATAAATTGGTGATTGTACCTTCTCATTAAACTCTTCATCCAGAGTAAAATTAATATAAAAATCCATCATCTGAAGATAACGATTAATTTGTTGATTAATTAATGGAAGATATTTTGTAATAATCTTTGACTTAACTCCACTATCTTTGAGAAGAGAATATGTAAAATCGTGATAAGTAACTAACTCTTTTTTGGAAGATAGTTCATCAAAAATATTTTTAAGAGTTTCAATATATACTTTTAGTTTTTCATGTTCAGTATTTCTATTTTCAAGTTGTTCGGCAATTGTTTGAACTTCTGATTCAAAATCCCGAATTTGTCTTTGATGACTAGAGATGCGAGTGTTATTCTGGGAAATTTCATTTGATAGTTTTGATAATTCTTTTGAAAGCATAAGAAATTGTCTTTCTCGTTCTTCCTCATCTTGAATTACTTGTTCAAGTTCACTATATCCATCACGAAGTTCTTTTGCTTTTTTTTCAGCATCACTAATCTTATTTAACCTAAATTTTTCCCCAATTTCTTGAGTGCAAGTAGGGCATACCGTATTCTCTTTGAAAAATTTATACTCAGTAGTAATAGTTGATACTTTTTGTGAAATTTTACCTTTAAGATTACCGAGTTTTTTTAATTTAATAGAAGCATCATTTACTTCCTCGAGGTTTTTATTCAGAGAAAAAATATTCTGATCAAGCAATGAGTTTTCATTTATATAAACTTCAACTTCATCAATTAAAATATTGATTTTACTTTTTCTCTGCTTGATATTCTCTTTTCCACGATTTTCAAGTTCATCAATAAAGTTTTTTTGCATTTCAACTTTATCTTTGAGGGTTTGTTTCTTCAAATCTAGAGTTCGGATCTCATCTTTAATTTGACGAATTTTATCCTTAATAATGGTATTCATAGACGAGAAGATTTTAATATCAAGCAAATCTTCAATTACTTCTCTACGATGAGTAGAGGAAAGTTGCATAAAAGGAACGAAGTTACTACTACCAATAATTACAATTTGAGTAAATGACTTATAGTTCATTTTAAGAACTGATTGCTCAAACCATTTTTGTTGGTCTACCGCAGAAGAACTTTGGTCTAATAAGGATCCATTACGATATATCTCAAAAATATTTGGTTTAATTCCTCTGCGAACTTTATATGCAGTTGTTGCAATTTTAAATTCAACTTCTACGACACAATCACGTTCGTTGGTGGCATTAATTAATTGTGGTTTATTAATGCCACGAAATGACTTACCAAAAAGAACAAAAGTAAGAGCATCTAAAAGTGTAGTTTTTCCAGCACCATTTGAACCAATAATCAATGTAGTTGCAGATTTCTTAAAATCAATTTCAGTAAATTGATTTCCAACACCTAAAAAGTTTTTGAACTTTATTTTTTCAAAATCAATCATTTTTAAATAAAATCAGTATTTTCTGGTTGAGGTGGAATTACAATATCGTTTGGAGTGAAGATTCTATACTCATAATCACGTATTTCACATGATTTCACAACAACTTTTTCTTCAACTTCAACTACACTCATTTTAGGATAATCATCTTCTTCTAATAACATTGCAAATCTAACAGCATCATCTCTTTCTTCAAAGATATAAACAATATTATTACCTAACTCATCCACGGCAGCATAGACACCTTCGTCTTCGTTCCCTTCAAGTGTTATGAGATACATTATACCATCTCTAATGCTTCTTTGTATACTTCTTCCAGTATATTAATTATAGTAGTTTTATCCAGTTCACATTCACTTTCAGTCACATATCTTTGGAGAATAGAAAAAGTATCTTCAGATTCAAATGCCTCAAACTCTTCCAAGTTTATAATTTGAAAATTTTCAACAATTTTAATTTCACTAATATTCGCAGTATAAAGTTTATCAACAAATCTTTCAAATTGCTTAATATCTGTTTTTTTACGAACAATTACCCGAACAATTTTATTCTCATACTCCCTCACATCAAATGTCTGATATGGAGTGTCCTCATAATATATGTTATAGAACATACGATAGGGGTTATCTATATGAAAATGTTCTAATGTTTCAGTATCAAAAATAGTAAATCCACGAGGATCATTTACATCATTCCAGTATATCTCGTAAGGATTACCCAGATAGAAGACAGTTCCATTATCAGAACGAGTGTGGTAATGACCAGAAAATACCTTTGCGAAGTTTGAAAAAATATTTGCTTCCAATCCATGTTCATTCATTACTAAGTTTTTATTTACTCTAAATCCTTGAAGTTCAAGGTGCCCCATTACAACCTTTGCTTTAGTATTCTTAATCAATTTAAATGATTTATCTTGATTTTCAGAATTAATCCAGGGAAGAAGAAGAATATTTAAACCCCCAATATTAACCTCAGTTGGTTCAGAGTAAGTTGTTATATTCCCATAATCTTTAAGTAAAAGTTCAGGAGAATTTACTTTATTAGAATTCTTAAAATAAACATCGTGATTTCCAGTAATTAGATGAACCTTATATTTTGAAAGTGGTTCAAGTACAACTTTACGAGTCCAATCAAGTCCAGCAAAATCAATTGATTTACGACTATCAAAAGCATCACCCATATGAATAACTGTATCAATCCCGTACTGTTCCAGCGTCGGGAAAAACACATTTTTATAGAATTGCTCAAAATAATCTTGAAATAATCTGGAAGACTTTCTGGCAGACCAGTGGGTGTCTGTTAAAATTGCTACGCGCATATTCAAGAATTCATTCGGATATGTACATTATCTTTAATAGAATTATAATCCGAATAGTTTGTACCGTCAATATGATTATCATCTGTAAAGACTTCATCAAACCCAGTTCTTTCTAAAATTTTATTTTTGATTTCTAATTGACGTTTTTCTTTTTGAATACGACGAAGAAATGCAAAGTGAATAATTTGAGTAAAGTATGCAAAAGGATTTTGAGATTTCTCTGGATTAAAGTTATGAAGATATTGAATGCAATTTTCGATGCCATCGGAAATCATGTCATCTTTAAACATATAATTTACAAAATTAGGTTTAAAGGATAGGTGCGTAGCAATTTTAAGAATACATTCACCAATATAATTTGGAATTGGAGGTCTATTTGGACTAACCCATTTTTTTAATTCATCATCAGTAATATTGGGTATTTCTTTTTCTGCTGCGTCCCTTAATTTCTTTTTATAAACAATGAGTGCTTCTAAAAATTCTTTATTGTTCACATAATGAACAGACCTTTTTCTCTTTGCCATTACTTCAGTTGAAATCATAAGTATTTCTAATTTATTATGTAGATATTATAACACGTAATTGCTGAAATAACAACCACTTGACAGACCTATACGAATGTATGTATAATAGGCTTGTGGGTTTTGAGAGTGAGTTAAAGCTTCTATATTACTAGAATAATTATATAACAAGATTAGTTTCCGAAGGAAACTATCACGAAGTGATATCTATGAGTTGTTATAAATCTTTTCTAATAGTTCTTTAGCATCATTTACATTTGCAATGTATCCCATTTTACGTGATACACTATGTCTGTTATTTTTCATATCCTCAATTCTTCTTACAAATGATTGATGTATCATAATTATCTCTAAATCGTTTGTTTCAGTCATAGTTATTACATTATTCATATGAATTATAAACATATCTTCAGTTGTTGTTTTCATCCATGGTTCTATTTTGTAACCAGAGGAATCTCCACGACCTTTGACACTTGTAATTATAATTGGATTTGTAACAATTAATGTTATTTTATTTTCTTCATCACACGGGAGAACACGAGCAAATATCTCTTCTCCAGTCTTTAACTTAATTGAAGCATAAAAGTCATCTTCCATATTATTCTTTTAGATTGATTGTTATTATTTCGTAATTAAAATCTTCTTCAGTATAAATCTTAATCCTTTCTATAAAGTGATTTAATGTATAGTTTTTTCTTGAATTATAAGTACAATCGTCAGAAATATCATAAAGAGTTGCTTTATCTTTATTACTTCCTTTTCTTAAAACTCTACCGATTGACTGTAAATTACGAATTCTTGACTTACTTGGAGAAGCAAAAATTACATTATGTAAATTTTTGATTGAAATACCTGTACTAAACACACCATAAGAAGCAACGATTATTGCGTTGTTTTCTCTTTCAGTAATCTCCCTTACTTGCTCTCGTTCTTTAACATCAACTCCACCGTGAACAAAAAATATTTTACGATTATTATCACTACCATTATTTATGAGTTCGTATAAAGGTAGTCCATGAGTTTCTACTCTTGAAAATAAAATTAGAGTATTTCCTTTGATATCAAGAGCAAGATTTTTGATGAAATTGTTTCTCTTCTCATTCGTAATAAGAAATTGAATTTCATCCTCATACTTATCAAATTTTTGTGGATTATGCTTTAGTACTAGGCAATGAATATCCAATTCAGATGCCCTTCCCTTTTCAATTAGTTCTTTTGTTCCTACTGCTTTATATGATGGACCAAATAACCCAGAGATAACCCACTCGTGAGTTTGTGAGTCTTTTCCTCCATTAGAAAGTGTTCCGGTAAATCCGAAGCGATACTTTGCATTATGAGACTTCTTCATAATGTCAATAAGACTTTTACTTTTACATCCGTGACATTCATCAACAATCACGCAATCATAATTTTCAAAAAAAGATTTATCTAACTTATGAATACTTTGCCAAGTTGAAAGAGTAATTGGTAAATTTGTATCCTTTTCTTGACCTGAATAAATCATATGACAATGATTTTCTGGATCCCACCCATACTCAGACCAATCTTTAAACATTTGATGAATCAAAGATGTTGTGGGAAATACAACTAATGTTTTAAACCCTTTTGTTGCATAGTATCTTACAATTGAGTAAATCATATAAGATTTACCTGAAGATGTTGCTGATATAATTGTTTTTCTATTATACCTCAAACATTCATATACAGCATTGATTTGATAATCATATGGCGTAAAATTGCAAATATGATTCATATAACCAGATACTCCATCTGGTGATATTTCTTCATTTATTTCAAAAGGAGCACCATAATACTTATTAGACTTAAATTCATAAGTATATCCATGATTTTTAATTTTTGCTATAACCTTATCTAAAAGACCCGCATATATTTCGCCAGTAGCAGTACTTAGTAGTCTTATTTCTCCATCCCACCTCTTTCCTCTATACTGTGGCATAAACTTTGCCGATTCCACAGTAAAACTAAAGTATGGTGCTAATTCATATAAGATATGAGGATCGCATTCCAACTTTATGAAAACTTCATTCTTTTTAGATATAACTACGTCACTCATAGAATAATCAATTTCTATGAGTATTTATTGTATCACCCTAACCCACTTGCAAATTTTTGAAAATCAATTGCATTTTTTATTTGGTAGTTTCTATTATGAATCATCTTCAGAATATCTTGAAGATAACTTAACATTACATCATAATATTCTACTTTTAGAGATGATTGAGAAAGACTTTCGTCTGCATCCATATATTTTTGAAGGGTGTCTTTATCTCTTATTTTTTTAGGAAATGGATTTTCCACATAAACATCAGGATCTGCTTTTCCTGTGTAGTACTCATATTTTTGATGCCTTATATTTCTTTTCTGTTGTTCTGCTTTCTTCTTAAGAAGTAATATATTATTAAACATATCGTGATACTTTGCATGAAGTACCGGAGTGTTTAAAGATTCTGTGTGCAAGTTATCTGGATCTATTATTGAATCTTTTTCCCACATTCCCTGTATTTTTTCGAGATCAATCATAATTTATTTTGTTGGATTTAATGGATTTCCTATTCTATCTACTATATTATACATCATATATTTAAATGATACGTCTGCAGTAAAATATTCTTCATCAATATTTGTAGCGTCAAACTGTAAAGTGCTTAATTGATATGGAAACATTGAACTGAATTTAATATTGAAATTAAAATTTTTATTACTGTTTAGAACAAGTAAAGTGCCATCCGAGTATAGATTCATTTGAGAATTGTATGGTTGCTCAAATTGTTCATTTGTATTTTGCCAATCATATATTTCTTTGAGTGATTCTGGGAATCCAAGACCTCGCATCCAGTTTTGAATTTCCATATAATTTTCAAGATTTTCATCTACAAGAAATCGTAGAGTGAAATCTTCAAATTCCATTTTATCTCCAGGAATTGGAATATTATTTAAATAATTCGGTTGCTCTGCTACACCTAAAGTAATTGATGGTATATTAGCAGTATTTGAAAAAAAAGCAACTTTAGGTGCTCTATTGAGAGTAAATTTAAATCCTACTGAGGATAAAAAATTTCTATTTTCTATTTGACCTTTAAACATTGTTTTTTAACTATTTAGTTCTTAATTTAAAAATTTACAATAAAAAAGGGAGGATTTCTCCTCCCCAGTATTGTTTAATCTCAAATGAGACTCACATAAGATTTTTAACAAGTACACGACGGTAGTAAGTATTGCTACTTGCAGTAATTCTACCAAGACCTTGAGCAGAACCTTCCGCGAATGGATTAGCAACAAGACCATAACGAGTCTTAAATCCAATTTTTGGTTGGAAACTATTCTCACCAACGGCGCGAACCATCTGGAGAGGAACATAAGGACAATAGAATAGACCAGCATCATAAGGTGAAGAACCCTTATAACCAACAACATAATATTGGTTGGAACTTACGTTCGCAGCATAAGGATCAATATAGACGCGGAACTTGCCAAGTAGAATACCAGCAAAGGTGTTACCAGTGTCATCTACGTTGAGGTTTGCATTTAGAGCAGGAGTGTAATCAAGTACACCAGCCATGCTTAGTGCGGAAGCAACGTCAGCAGAACACATAATAACATTACCCTTTCCTCTACGAGTTTGTTGGGCGATAGCGTTAGCATCACGCTCAATCTGGAAGAGTAGACCCTTGAACTTCTCAACGCTCCAACGACCGTTTGAGTCAACGTCAAGGTCAAATACGCCAGCAGTTGCTACGTTTGCTTGAGCGCCAGGCTTAGCAACCTTGTAGATGGTACGAATTACTTCTCTATTGATTTCCGCAAGGATTTCAGTAGAAAGAATATTCGCAAGTTCTGCCTCGGCGTTTAGACCGTGAATTGCCTTGAGGTCTTGAGCAAGTTCAAGACTGTACTCAGCTTTCAGGGCGCGTGACTTTGCTTCAACTAGAACTTTCTCAATAGAGAAATTCATTTCGTTGAACTGAGGACCACCAGCCTGACCTAGTGCCTCAGAATCGGCAGTTTGCATACCCTGACCAGTTGTATAAGACAACTGACCATTGGGATTAAGAAGACCTGGATTATCGCCACTTTGGTTAGTAGTAGTACCGAAACCTACAGAAGCACCATCATCTGCTGCACCGGTATAATTACCTTGAGTTGCAGTGCCAGTGCTGTTTTGAGCAGAGAAAGCGGTATTTACTTCGTTGTAGAAGGTCTCATTATCTCCAGTGCGCTGATCGCCGTAACGTGAACGCATAGCAAAGATAAGACCAGTAGGTCCGGTCATTGGTTGAACGCCAGCGAGGTCATAAGCGACCAAGTTAGGCATTGAGCGTCTAATTAGTGAAATTAGAACTGGATCAAAACCTGCAACAGGTCCACCCGAAGAGGCGTCTCCACCAAATCCACCGGTTCCAGCGGACATAGTTGGAGATTCAGTAAGGAACTCTCCGTGAGAGAAAGAACTTTGCTCTCTTAAAAATTTTTCTTGGTTCTCTAGCAAGACAGCAGTTACAGCCTTTCTGTGTGAATCTTTGATTGGATCAAGACCCTCATAGTTCAGAAGTGGTGCCCACTTTTCTTGCAATCTTTCTGATTGAAACATTGCCTTTTACCTCTGTAAAAAATTGAAATTGTTTTGTTTGATTAAATAGTAAATTCAGCGTTTTACAACTGCTGAAAGAGTCCTCAAGTAAGTATTCATTGAATCTGAGTGATACTCAGTTGCAACGTTTACTCCTTCAGATAATGTTTCAGTTGTTGCAGATGAAGAAACTACTCTTGAAGGAAAATATGATTCCTTCAAAGTCTCTAGTCTTCCACGATATTCTGTCTCACTCTCAAACTCTACACTTTCGGAAAGTGAAGCGAGCTTTTCCTTCTGAGTGGTCGCAAGACCTTCAGAAATTTCATCAAAGATTCTATCAGCAACCGACTCTGAGAGACGCTTGTTGAGTTGAATATTTCTTTCAATTTGCTCGTTGAGTTTAGTCTCCATATCATCAAGTTTTCCTACCATATTCTCAAGTACATCATATTTTTCTTCAGGGATTTCTACATAATGTTCTTCAAAAAGTTGCTTGAGACCACCAAGGAATGACTCAGTGAGTTCTTCCTTGAGACCGGTCTCAATAGCAAGAGTGTTTTCATCTACCCACTCTTCAGCAACATACTCTAGATAAGCGTCTAGACGCTCTTCTAGTTCTTCTTTGATTACTAGAACTTCTTCTATGAGTTTCTCTTCATATTGAACTTCAAGTGACTCACGTATTTCATTAACTTTTGAACGAAGAGCAGATTCAAAAATCATCCTTGCTTTTTCTTGGAATTCTTCTGAGAGATCTTCTCCATGAAGTAGAGCATTGACATCTTCTTCAATATCAAACTCCTCCTTCATTTCATCTTCATCATCATCCTCTTCGTCCTCATCATCTTTCTTGGACTTTTTCTTACCTTTATCTTCTTTTTCATCTTCATCTTCATCTTCCTCGGAGATTAGATCTTCATCTTCAGAATCTTCTTCTGAAATAAGATCTTCATCTCCCAATTCTTCTTCTTCCTTTACGGCATCAGATTTCTTAAGACCCTTCATAGGATCGGCAGACTTTGCGCCTTTATTTACTACATCCTTAACTTGCTTAAGGCCGGAACCAGCATCCTTAAGTTTTGCTGGACCATTCTCATCCGATGTATAATTATCTGGAGTAGGTCCACCTAAATCTTCCCAACTACCAGTTTGACCAGCAACTGCACCAGACGCAAGTTTAGGCATTGCATCCCCTGCTTTTGCGTTAGCATTTACGGCAGTTGTGGATTTCTTTGTGCCTGATTCCATTTCCTGTAAGTTTTTACCACGAGACATTTGAACTCTCCGTTTTAACCTTTGTTAATAACTATATTTATTTATAATTTAAGAAATTACAATGAATTTAAGAAGTCATTGAATAAATTTAATTTGTTCTCTTCTAGTTGTTTAGAATCTACTAAAGTATTAATTCTTTTATGTATTCTTGAAACTTTTTGCTCAAGAACACCATTATTCCAAATCCACTCAACACCTTCCATAATTCCTGAGACGAAAGCATCAGGTGCAGAAGGGTCTGCAACAATGTCAGCAGCGGTGGCAAGCATAAAATCCTCACCAACTTCTTTGTAACCTTTATTGTTCTCTCTTAGTGACCCAATACCACGAGAGGAAACTCCAAGACAAACGCCATCACCAAGAAGTGATTCGGCAATTTTACCCA